GGTAACGGGGAGCCCCGGGCGCTCCCGCTCTGTGATTTTTTTTTTCCGGATTAACCCATCACGAAACCTTCCATTCGAAAGTAACGGTGGGCGCTATCCGTGACTTTCAAGAAGGAGCGAAAGCCGCTCCCAAAGCACGCTGGACCCGAACTCTATGTGACCCAGAAGGAACTCGGAGAGTACCTTGGACTCACTCGGGCGAGGGTAAGCCAGTTGCAGACGGCGGGGGTTATTCCCCCCCGGGACCCATCCCGAGGGACGCCACTCCGCTCCTCGGTGCTCGCCTTCATCTCCCACTTGCAGGGGAGGCGAGATCCCAAGGCCGAGGAGGAGGGCTTCGACTACGACATCGAGCTGGCCAGGGAGAAGCACTACAAGGCCGAGAAGGCCAAAATGGACGCAGAGGAACAGGCCGGGATCCTGGTGCCAGTCTCCGAGGTGGTCCGGGCATGGAGCAGCGTCCTCGTCGTCGTCCGGTCTCGGCTCCTGTCTCTCCCTCGCCGGATCTCGAGGCGCATCGCCAAGATGTCCAGCGTCTCTTCCGTCAGGTCGCTCCTCACCGACGAGGTCAAGGGGATCCTCCTCGAGCTGGCCTCCGCCCCGATAGAGTTCGAGGACCCGGACGATGAAAATTAGGGCATACGCCTCTGCTGCTCTACTGGCAGCCATCTCCCTATCCCTCCAGGCCCTCAAGCCTCCTCCGGTAGGGATCACCCCCTACGAGCACGCCAAGATCCACCGGGTTATGCCGGCGGAGTCGGCCTCGGCTGGCAAGCGGGTAGAGGTCCCGTACCAGCGGGAGATGCTCGAAGTGGCAACGGACCCGATGGTCCGCTTCGTCTCGGTGATGAAGTCGGCCCAGGTCGGCTGGTCCGAGATCTGCCTCGAGCTGATCGGCTTTCACATCGACTACATCGACGGGGATCCCACCACCGTCCTGATGGTCAGGCCAACATGTGAAGACGCAGATGAATTCGCCGAACTGCGGCTCGAGCAGATGCTCCGAGGATCCCCCAGGTTCAACTTGATCTGCCCAGCGAGGGTCAGCGGCAAGCCCACCAAGAAGGCATTCAAGAAGTTCCCCGGGGGATACCTCTACATCATTGGTGGGAACTCCCCTACCGGACTTGGTGGGAAGATCGTCCGGATCATCATTCTGGACGAGCGCGACCGAATCGCTGAGTCGGCGGGAAACGAGGGCGACCCTGGAACGATCGTCTCCTACCGACAGAAAACCTATGGCGACGACGCTCTGACCTACTCCGGAGGGACCCCGGTGCTGGAGGGAGGCCCGACCGAGAGCGACTTCCTCATGGGGGACCAGCGGCACTGGTTCGTCGACTGTCCCTTCTGCCAGCACGAACAACGCTTGGTGTGGGCACAGGTGAAGTTCGACAAGGAGGCTCGAGAGCCTTGGAAGACCGCTGCCTACGAGTGCGAAGCATGCGGGAAGCTCTGGAACGAGGAGGAGAAGCGGGAGGCCGTCGATCAGGGACGCTGGAAAGCGACCAACCCAGAGGCCCCACGGGATCACGTCTCGTTCCATGTCTGGGAGATCTACTCTCCATTCTCCTCGATGGAGGAAGTGGTCAAGGGGTTCTGGAAGGCCCACACCGAGCGGGATCCAGTCCTCCGAAGAAACAAGATCCAGGCATGGACGAACCTCTCTCTGGGCCAGCCATTCCGAGAAGCGGATGAGGCTGCCCAATCCTCTTCAGAGCTAGAGGCCCGGGCCGAGAACTACGACGTCTCCATGCTTCCCTTCGGGGTCCTCTGCCTGACCGCCGGCGTCGACGTCCAGGACAACCGCCTCGAGGTGGAGGTCGTTGGATGGGGCCGCTTCAACGAGTCCTGGTCTATCGACTACCAGGTCTTCCCCGGTGATCCATCGGGCCCGAAGGTCTGGGAGGACCTTGACCTCTACCTGGCTACCAGGTATCCACACCCTGATGGCTACACCCTGGCGGTCCACACGACCTGCGTCGACACCGGTGGTCACCACACCCAGTCCGTCTATGACTACGTAACTCCCAGGTACGAGCGCAGGATCTTCGGAGCGAAGGGTTCGAGCACTACCAAGGGCGGAGCCCAGCGCCCGATCATCCCCCCGGACAAGAAGCCCTCTCTCAACAACAACAAGCGGGCACCGGTCTTCATGATCGGAGTGGACGCGGCCAAGGAGCTCCTCTACCAGTACCTCCGGGTCACCGAGCCCGGACCCGGATGCTGCCACTTCCCGATCCGCTACCCACCCTCCTACTACGAGGGACTCACCAACGAGCGAGTGAAGCAGTCCTACCGGCAGGGGCGACCCGTCAGGACCTGGGTGCAGATCGGCCCGAATGAGCCGCTCGACTGCCGGAACTACGCCACCGCCGCTCTCAAGCTCATGCCCGTCTCTTTGGAACAGCTCTACCAGCACCGGATCAAGGCCAGGGCCGCCAAGGATCAGGTTCAGCCATCCACCCCTTCCACCACCACCAGGTCCCCCGGCCTGGGACGACCCGATTGGATCTGAGTGTTTATGCCAATGTTCACGACCCTGACCATGACGCAGCTCATCAGTCTGCGTGACTCCATCTTGAGTGGAATCACCAAGTGCTCCGCCAACCGCTCCTGGACCCACGACGGGAAGACCTACACCAGGAGTTCCATCCCGGAACTCCAGAACCTCATGGCCGAGGTGGAGACGGAGATCAACCGGCGCGGCGGAGCTCCCGGAGGATCCCTCCCGACTGGCCGGCGCGTCCGCTTCATCGAGATCTAAGGAAGGCGACCATGACTGAACCCAACCTCTTTGACAGCTTCATCGAGTACTTCGCTCCGGTCATGGCAGTGAAGCGCCAGGCGGCCCGGGCCTTTCTATCCGCTGGAGGGTTTACCGGGGCCAGCAGGACTCGCAGGCAGACCAAGAACTTCAGGCCGCAGATTGGGTCGGCGGACTCGGACACCCTGCCGGACCTCGAGACCCTGCGCGCCAGGGGGCGCCACCTCACACGCAACAACCCCTACGCCGCCGGAGCCCTGAACACCGTGACCGACAACACGGTCGGTACTGGCCTGGTTCCACAGAGTCAGCCGGACGGAGACTTCCTCGGCATGAGTCCTGAGGAGGTCCGCAACGTCCAGCAGGTCTCCGAGCGACACTTCGGCTTCTGGGCGACCAACCCAAGCTGGTGCGACGTGACCCAGATGGAGAACTTCGCAGAGCAGCAGGACACGGTGGTCCGATCCAAGCTAGACAGCGGTGACACGTTCGTTCTTCGTCGGCGAAGAACGGATCCTCGCAGACCTTATGGGCTCGCTCTGCAACTCATCGAGGCGGATAGGGTCTACAACCCAAGCGGTGTACAGGACGGAGGTACGGACCAAAGGGGCCGCAGCATCTCCGGTGGGGTCGAGTTCGACAACGATGGTGCGCCTGTCGCCTACCACATCGGAGACCATCATCCTGGAGATCTGCGCCGAATCAAGTCGGACCCGACGAGGGTTCGGGCATTCTCCGTCACAGGGGCCCGGCGAGTCCTTCACCTTATGTCCAGGCTCCGGCCAGGGCAGTCCCGTGGAGTCCCCTATGTCGCAGGGATTGTTGAGCCATCCCACGTCCTCGATCGCTTCACCGAGGCCCAGCTCCTGAACGCCACGGTCTCCTCCATGTTCACGGCCTTCATCGAGACCAACGATGCCTCGAGCCTGGATACCGGAGATGCTCTGGGTCTGGGACCTCTCGGTGTTGGTTCCTCATCGGCAGCCGATCGACGCAACCGGGGGGAGATGGCACCTGGTGCCATCGTCGAGATGTTCAAGGGCGAGAAGGTCAACTTCGCTGACCCGAAGAGTCCGTCCCCGCAATTCGCCGCCTTCGAGCAGGCAGTCGTTCGGCAGATGGCGATGATGCTCGATCTTCCCTACGAGATCCTGGTGAAGCACTACCAGTCGAGCTACTCCGCAGCGCGGGCCGCGATGCTCGATGCCTGGACCTTCTTCAAGAGGGTTCGCAAGTGGTTGGTGGACAACTTCTGCCAGCCTGTCTGGGAGTGGTTCTTCGAAGAGTTGGTGATCCAAGGCTACATCCGTGCTCCTGGCTTCTTCGACGACCCGCTGATTCGAACGGCCTACACGCGGGCCATTTGGTCTGGCGAGGCCCGAGGGCAGATCGACAGCGTCAAGGAGGTCAACGCCGCCAGGTCAAGAATCGCCGGGTGCCTTTCCAGCCTCACCGACGAGACCGTGATGCTGACCGGCAAGGACTGGGAGACGGTCATGCGGCGCCGGGCCGCAGAGATCAGGATCCTCCAGGAACTCAACCTCACGATCCCCCCGGAGCTTCAGGGAGCTGACGCAGCCTTCATCCCCATCATCGAGCAAACCTCCGGCGAGGAGGAATCCTCGGGTGGAGGTAGCTCTCGGGCAGGATCGGAGACGGAAGGAGCGATGGCTGCATGAGCGAAAGCTGCATGAGCGACGGGTACACCTGCCCGGTCCGTGGATGCGGTGGAACCATGCGGGTCACGCACACGTCCTCAGCGAGCCACGGGCGGCGCGTCGAGCGGCGCCGCAAGTGTGAGCGCTGCCGCTACGTCGAGAAGACCCAGGAGCTGGCCCTTACGGACAGCGAAAAGATCCGCCTGGAGGACAGCGGCAGGGAGTTCGCCCGCGTCGTTTGATAGATCTATCAGTTCTTCGGTGGGCGTCTGATAGATCTATCAAGCCGTCCGTAGGCTCTGGTCAATGCGCTACTCGCACATCATCCAGAGTCGACTCCTCGGCAGCCCCCTGGCCATCCTCCCCGAGAAGCTCCGGACCATCTGCGATGTCCTGGAGATCCATCTCCCCGGTGAGCGACTGGAGTTCGACCCAGCGCTTTCCAGGCAGCGGGCCCAGCTGCATGTCGTCGAGGGCGTGGCCCTGATCGATGTTTACGGGACAATGATCCATCGCCCCCTGGGCCTGGGGATGGAAGCTCTCTCTGGACTCGTGACCTACGAAGACATCCGGGCCGACCTCCGCCAGGCCCTCTCACGCCAGGACGTCGACGCAATCCTCTTCGACTTCGATACCCCTGGAGGCGAGGCCGCCGGCTGCTTCGACCTCGCCGACGACATCTTCGCTGCGCGCGCCGAGAAGCGCATCGTGGGAATTGCCAACGACATGGCCTGCTCAGGTGGTATCGCCCTCCTCGCTGCCTGCGGAGAGGCCTACGTCACCCAGAGCGCGACTACCGGATCTGTCGGCGTGCGTTCGATCTTCCGTGACCAATCCAAGGCCGATGATGCCGCCGGCTTCGTGTACTACGAGATCTACTCCGGAGCCCACAAGATCGACGGCAGCCCACATGGTCCCCTGACGGATCAGGCACGCCAGGCCTTTCAGAACCGCTCCGACGAGATGCGGGACCTCTTCGTCGCCGCCATCGCCCGGTACCGGGGAATCGATCCCTCCGTCGTGCGTGCTACCGAGGCCGCGACCTTCCTGGGCGGGAAGGCCGTGGCCGCTGGTCTCGCAGACGGAGTCCGCACCTACGACGAGCTCCTGAGCGAGCTCATCAACCCCAGAGAGGAGCCACTCATCGTGGCCGACAAAACCACCAATATGACCGACCCGCAGATGGTGGAGCATCTTCGGGCCAACCAGCCCGAGGTCATCTCCCTCATTCGCCGGGAGGAGGCGACTCGCCTCGATGGGATCCGGTCTGCGACCCTCCCCGGCCACGAGAAGCTCGTCCAGCAGATGATGGCCAAGAATGCAGACCTCCAGCCCGGCGACGTCGCCCTCGCCATCGTCCAAGCGGAGAAGACGAAGCTTGCCAACAAGGCCACCATCCTCGACATCGAGGAGCACCAGCTCGAGCAGGTCCGTACCCAGCTCACCGAGGGCGATCCCGCTCCGTCCCCAGTGATGAGGCCCCCCACTCCCGTCACCTTCGAGCAGAAGGTCGAGTCCGCCTGGAACACCGGAAAGTTCTCCGGCGAGGACGGGTTCGACTCCAAGGAGAAGCTGGCGGCCTACGCGTCGGCCCACCCCGAGATCCTGGAAGGAGTGAAGTAGTCCATGGGTCACCACGACTATCGTTGGGAGGAGGGCCAGGGTCGCTCGATCTGGCCCATCGCTGCCGGCGAGGCGATCTACGATAACGCCTTCCTGGGCCGGAACGGCAACCTCGCCCGGCCCTACCAGCCCGGCGACGACAAGCTCGGCTTCGCCTTCCGCTCGGTGAACGTCGAGACCCATGACACCGACAACGAGGTCGACCTGAAGTCCGAGGGGCGCGTCCGCCTTCCGGTGACCGGCGTGGTCGATGACGCCACCCACTACCTGGCCGCCGTCTGGGCCACCGACTACGAGACCTTCACCGTGACCGATCCAGTGAATGGGGACACCCCGTTCGGGACGATCAAGAAGGTCGAGTCCGCCGGCTACGCCATCGTGGCCTTCAACCTGGTGCTCGGCTAGCGCCGGGCTGAAGAAGGACAGGATCCATGCTTCGCCTTCTGAGTAACAAGAACATCTACGCCACCATCCTCCAGGAAATGGCGACCTTCTCGAAGCTCCGTTGGGTGCTCGACGTGAGCATCTTCAACGGGGAGGCCTCGGGCTCCGAGAGCTACGGCTTTTTGGGACAGTCCGGCGTCCTCCGCCGCAAGACCGGAGACCCGCAGTTCCAAAAGATGCCTTCCGGCAAGCTGGAGATCAGCGGTCTGGAGTACGAGGCTGGCCTCCGCATCCCCCAGCGAGACATCGACAACGACCAGTCTGGCGCCGTGATGCGTGCCATCCAGGGCTTCGTGGAGCGACAGCGGAGCTTCTGGGTCCGGATGGCATCGGACCTCATCATGAGCGGTCAGACCACCGTCGGCTATGACGGCGTCGCGTTCTTCGGAGCCGGGCACGCCTTCGGTGGTGACGGGAGCTGGGCGGGGAACAACAACCTGCTCCAGATTTCTCTTGCCGGCATTCCTGGGATCACCGCAGGATCCCTGGCGAATCCCACTACCGAGGCGCTGGAGTACATCCTCCGCAAGGGACTCGAGAAGATGTTCGAGGCCGTCGACAAGGACGGGGAGCCGGTCAACGAGACGGCGCGGCAGTTCATCTTCGTCATTCCCACTCGGTACCTGATGACCGTGCAGGACGCCGTCACCACCCCGACCTTCTCCACCGGCAAGCACAACGCCCTCTACGCCATGCAGACCGCTGGCGAGGATCGCGGCTTCCAGTTCGAGGTGGTCCCGAACGTCCGCTTCAACTCCACCTTCAACGACAAGATCTGCATCCTCCGGCGAGACGGATCCGAGGCCAAGCCCTTCATTCTCCAGGAAGAGCCGCACGCCGGCCAGCGCGGCCCTGCCCTCAAGCACCTCGATGAGACCAGCGACCACTGGAAGCTGAACGATGAGCACCTCTACCGGCTCTAC